CAGCATCAGAAGCTGAAGTTGTTAGTAATGTCTCATCCAACCCAGCTTATGTTTGGAACTTTAACAACGGTTTACTAAAAACAACTGGAGGACATTTACACATGGTAAAAAGAGATAGTGAATGGATAATCAAGTATGCAACTGAACTACAGCTTGGAGATAAATTTATGAATGCCGCAGGAGAAGAAGTTGAAATAACATCTATAGTAGAAGAAGAATACAATGGAAGTGTATTTAAGTTAAATATAGAAACTGATGACGTTTATTATGCAAACGGAATCTTAACACACAATATTAAGTAATGCCAATTAATCTTTTAGACTTTTCGAATCAAAAACCAGCTGACGGGTCTATTAATATACTTATGTCATCTTCTAATATAGTTGGTGCTAGTTTAGTAGACTATGTTATAAAAGCAGTTTCAATTCCATTTGAAAGTGATAATGCAATTGACGTTGAAGGTGCGCTAAATCAGCTTAATGAATTAACTATATTTCAATCTTCCTCAGGACAGTTAACTCAAAGTCCATCTAGATTAGACTTTAAAGATTTAAATCTTACAAGAAAGACCGGATACTACTTTATACAGTTTGGTAGATTAGAAGCACAGGATCATAACGGTCTTCTACTCAGCGCTTCAACATATACTGATGGAGATCCTTATTTTAATAATCTTATAACAGGAAGTAATAATATTGTTGATAAAACTGTATTTTTAGAACCATTCGTAGAAGGAAGAATAGATTTAAGTGAGTATGAAGCGAATGAAAATAACGCAATAGATACTAAAAAATCTACATTTAGGTTTGTAGTAGATAGAGATAGAAGTCAATTACAACCTAATAATTTAGAACAAATAACAGCTAGTTTGGAAAATGCTACTTCGAGAAGTTTAGAAGCTTCTGTACAAGAAAGTAATTATTACTCTACTGGTTGGATAAATGGAAGATACAATGGATCTAAAATATTTGCAATTGGATCTAGTTATAACCCCGTAGGAGACTCAGCAATCACATCTAACTTTTTTGAAGACACACCAGCTATATCTTTTGTTTCTTTTCAAGGTTCTAGACATGAATTATTTGCAGACAATACTACGATAGTAGGAATTGATCCTAATGAAAGGAGTATAGAAACTTTTTATTTTAATTTTAAAGATAGTGAATCAGAAAGAATATTTTATAGCAGTTCGACTAATTCTCCTATTTTTCATATTATAAATAATTCTTCTTCTTCAGTAGGAAAACAATTTTTTACAGAATATAGTACATACCCAACATCTGGTAGTCATATTTATGATTATGATGAAAGTACAAGGAGATACGTTCGTATACCTAATCAAAAGATATTTATCTTAGAGACTGGTGAAGTATTTGGTACGAATGAAAAAGGAGCTTATGTAACCGGCTCAGGAGTATAAAAAGGTTATTTTTAATAATGAACATATTTATAATAAATTAATTAATAACAAAAATGGGATACTTAAACAACTCAGTAGTAACCGTTGATGCAATTCTGACCAAAAAAGGTAGAGAATTACTTGCACGAGGGGACGGTTCCTTTAAACTAACGCAATTTGCACTAGCAGATGACGAAATAGATTATACTTTATATAATCCTAACCATCCCTCAGGTTCTGCATACTATGGAGAAGCATTAGAAAATATGCCTCTACTAGAAGCGTTTCCAGATGAAACTCAAATAATGAAATATAAGCTAACTACTCTACCTAGAGGTACTTCAAAAATACCTGTACTAGATTTAGGTTACGCTGCAATAACATTAAAACAAGGAGCTTCTTTAGCTATTACCCCTCAAACGCTAAATTATCTTGGATCGACTAACACATTTGAAGCAAACGGATATTCAGCAACTATAGCAGATGCTAGAGTATTAGGAACTTTCGTAGGTGTAGGTGTAAACACCGAAGAAGCCGAAAGATTAAATAACACAGAAACTATAGGTACTAATATATCTAAGACTGTAATTGGAACATCACTTAACTTAACTGCTACAGCTGTTAATACATTATTTGGTACAGTTACAACTCTACAGACAACTATAACTGTAATCGGAAGAGATTCAGGAGCTAGAATTACTATACCTGTAACTATTACTAAAACTAATTAATATATAAGAGATGTCATACAAAAGATTTGATCCACAAGATGTAGTAATAAGTGCTGAATCTGTTACATCAACAGTTTTTAGTAACGGTGTTACTGAACAAACAGTCTTCATTACATCTTCAACTCAGGTAGCAGGTGCTTCAGGAGAGTATTATTATAACGTATACCAAACAGCTAGTAATGATTCTACAGCAGCAGTACAATTTTCTTTAGCTTATGCAGATGAAAAAGGTTCTGGTTCAGCTTACTTTAATACAGCAGTAACAGGTTCAACTCCTAGTGCTACTGTTTATGGTCAGTATAGATCACTAGTATTAGCAGATGAAGAAGATAGTTTTATTTTTGGAGACTATTCTGGTTCTTATTTCTATGCAATTTCAATAGAAAGATCTAGATATAAAGAAAAATTATTACCGGGTACATTAGCTTTAACATTAAAATGCCCAGACAATGCAAATGAAAGAATTGTACTAACCGATAATAGTAATCAAGTAACTACAACAACATTTACGGATGCAGGAAGAGTATTTGAACTTGTAACAGGTTCTTTAGGAACTGTTGTTACTTCAGGTAACTTTAATAACAGTAGCGGATATACAAAAGATGGAACATTCGGTTCTTACGGTAAATTTTTACCAGATGTAGGTCTAATACTACTTAACGGAGCAGCATTAGATGCAACAGGTTCTGCCGGTGGTATAACACTAGGAACTACTAGAGGTAATAACGCTAACGGTGCTAACCCAGGTAAAATATTTAATGCTATAGTAGATGGAGGTTCATTTAAACTTAACGGCGAAGAGACAGTTTCTTCTAATTTAGTATTCGTAAGAGCAAGAAATGCAGAATTTAATTATTCTTCTAACCCTTCTAATACGAGTGGATCTGGAGAATTAAGGCATGACGTTATGATTAATAGTCCTCAATCGTATATTACAACTGTAGGTTTATATAATGATAACAATGACTTATTAGCAACAGCTAAACTTTCAAAACCGTTATTAAAAGATTTTACTAAAGAAGCATTAGTTAGGATAAAGCTTGATTATTAATGAATGAGTGCTTACAAAAAACTAAACAAACAAGATGTTTATGTAACATCCTATGTAGCTCATAAAAGCTACAACGCTATCTCTCAAAGTGGTGCGACAAACGGACTACAGACATATGGGATAGATACTTTTTTTGCTTATAGTAGCTCTGGAGATTATTATTTAAGTCCTTTCGATTCAGTAACAACTTTAAATAGTAATTCAAGAAATAACTTTTTAGCATTCAAAAGTATTAACCAGTTATATTATTCCAACTTTATTCACGGTGATGATAAATTACAATCTGGTTCGTTCGATAATTACATACAATCAGGATTTAGTTCTGGTTCAAGAAAAATAGGTTCAGAGGCTAGTATTATTTCTATACCAAGAGCGCATGTAGGTACTCATATAAAACCTGGCTCTTTTGTTATGCATGTATCAGGAGCAGAAGCATTTGCAGCTTATTCTGGTTCGTATATACAAGGAGGTACAAATATAGATGCTGATGGAGATTATATAGAAGATACATATATACAAGAACCTCTTACATCTGAACTTTTAAGGACAGGTACAGGAAGAGAGTATATTGATGATGGTGAAGGTAATTTGATAATTTCAGCATCAGACGGATTAAACTTTACCAGTAGTGTAAAATTAGGAGATGTAATTTACCCTCATGGGTTAGTTCTAATAACTTCTGAAAGTTTAACAAATTTAATAAATGAGGATTTAGATATAAGCTGGAAAGCATCTCATCCTATTTATACTTATAATATACGTTGTAAAGTAAAAGACTATGAAATGAACTTTACACAAAATCCATCCTCAATAAAAAGTAGTGATGGAATTTTGAAAGACAATGTAACAGGAAGTAGTTTTAACCCTTACGTTACAACAGTAGGATTATATAATGACTCAAATGAATTATTAGCAGTTGCTAAATTAGGACAACCATTACCTAAAAGTGAAGATACTGATATGACATTTGTAATAAAATTAGATATGTAAATTAATTAATTATGCCTGAAATAAAATTAAGAGTAGTTAAAGGAAGTGCATTGACACAAACAGAAATGGATAATAATCTAAGGTTTGTATTCAATTCATCTTCTGTTAATCCTCAAACAGGTGATTTATCATTATTTACTTCTGAAAGCTCTGGAGCTGAGAAGACATTTAATGCATCACCATCGTGGACTAACTATAGCGGCTCTATAAACGGAAACAACGTTGCATCTATTACCGGCTCTTTAGTAATAACTGATTCAATAACAGCTCAAGAATTTCATACTGAGTTTGTTTCTTCGTCTATAATTCATCAATCCGGTTCAACTAAGTTTGGAGATGATTCACAAGATCTACACCAATTCTCAGGTTCAGTTGATGTAACTGGAAGTTTAACTACTTCTGGTTCTTTTACTTTAACCAATACAGGAGCTACGTCGATGACAGTTAAAGACGGACATATTATACTAACAGAAGTTCTGGGTGCCACTTATGCTAATGATACAGCTGCAGCATCAGGAGGTATACCAGTAGGCGGTTTATATAGAAACGGAAATTTTGTACAAATAAGATTAACTTAAATAAATGTCAGTACAACCTACACATTTAACAGGATCCTTATTCGTTACTGGATCGGTATCAGCCTCATTAGGTTTTGATGGACTCAGTAATGTATTCTCAGCATCAGCACAGGTAGCACATGATAGTACTACTGGTTTTGTATCTGCTGAACATGTGGACCATTCAGGTGTAAGTATAACAGGTACTGGAGCATTAACAGGCGGAGGTACAATAGAAGCATCAAGAACTATAGCTTTAGATACCTCAGCAGCTACTTTTACTAATGGAGTAGTTGCATCATTACCAACAGGAACAGTATCAGGATCAGCTCAATTACCAACTGGTATTGTATCATCATCTGCTCAGATGGATACTTTATTTAATCTAGATGGAGTAGTATCATCATCAGCACAAGTTGCAGGATTTGGAGCTAGAATAACTAGTGGTGCAGCTGATATGGTAGATGGAGAAATTGTAATAGCAGTAGGTAAAAACGCAATTACTTCATCAGATGCATTAGCAGTAGATAGTGATGGTAATTTAGGAATAGGTACAACATCCCCAGATGTAAGATTACACATGGTTGGTGACGGTCCAGAGACCTCTCAATTTAGGATGGATCAGTACAACGACACTACTGATGCCGCAGACATAAGGATAAGAAGAGCTAGAGGTACCCAAGCATCACCATCAGATTTACAAGCAGGAGATTATATTTTTCGATTAAATGTTCAAGGTAGAGATGGAGGAACATTTAAAGAATACGCAGCTTTACAGTTTGACGTAGATGATGATCAAGATGCTTGTATCTATAGATTAAAGACAAGAGGAGACTCTGGAGGTTCATCTGTTACTAGGTACTCAATAGACGGATCAGGTCTTCATTCAATTACCGGTAGCGTAGAATTTAAAGATGTAGTACAAAATATAGGCGGAGTAAGATTTAGCGATAACATCTCAGCATCATTTGGAGATGCTAATGATCTACAAATATATCATGATGGAAGTCATAGTAGAATTAAAGATGCTGGAGTAGGACATTTAACTATAAACGCAACTGATTTTGTAGTAAATAATTCAGCTGATACTAAAAATATGATTATTGCAACCGATGGCGGTTCAGTAAATCTTTATTATGATGCTTCTCAAAAGTTTAGAACTGTAAGTGCAGGAGCAGAAGTAACAGGGCAGCTAGACGTATCAGGGTTAACAAATACAGGTACCTTTAATTCAGAAGGTAATGCAACTGTTTCAGGTAGTTTGATAGTATCATCATCGATTGGTGATAATCCTTTTGGTGTATTAGTCAAAGGAGCAGTTTCAGCATCAGGAGATGTAATAGCATTTCAGTCTTCGGATGAAAGATTAAAAGATAATATTCAACCAATAGAATCACCATTAGAAAAAATATTTAAAATAAATGGAGTTTCGTTTGATTGGAATGATAAACAAGATCTTTACTCAGGTAGAGATGTCGGAGTTATAGCTCAAGAAATTGAAACTGTACTCCCAGAAATAGTGCAGACTCGAGAATCGGGTATGAAAGCAGTACGTTATGAAAAAATTGTCGCGTTATTAATTGAAGCAATAAAAGAGCAGCAGTTACAGATAGATGAGTTAAAAGCTCGTTTATAGCGACCAGGATATAATATGGAAAATATGCCAACAACACCTTCTTGGACTTACCAAGGGAGGATAATCACAGATATATCGGATATGCCAGAAGGAACCTTTGGGTTCATTTATGAAGTACGGTATAAACCTACCGATATTAGATATATAGGAAAAAAAGTACTATATTTTGAAAGAAACAAAAGGTTAGGAAAAAGAGCTTTACAAGAACTTAAAGAAGAAAGAGCTAAAAAAGGACTTAAAGGAAGAACACCTCTTAAACAGAAAATAATAACTGAATCAGATTGGAAAACTTATTTTGGATCTCAAAAAGAAATATTAGAGCTTTCTAAAAAAGATGGAGCAGGAGAAAATTGGGAAAAGAGAATATTAGAGTTTGTTCCTAATAAAAAACTATTAACATACTTTGAAACTAAACACTTAATGATAAATGGAGTATTAGAAGATAAATACTCAGCTCATATAAATGATAATATATTAGGTAAGTTTTATCGTAAAGATTTTATATAGTATGGCTGGTATACCATGTCCATCTTGTAAACAACCTTTAGGGTTAACTTTAGAGTTTATAATGAAGCATCCCAAAATGCAATGTCCACATTGTAATACAATAATGAACTTTGAAGTTAGTGAAGAAATAAAACTTAAAATGGAAAAAGGGTTACGAGAAATAGAACAAATTAAAAAAAAGTATTCTAAAATAGCCAAGTTTACTTAACTCAATTATATTTATAAATGTTATGCAGAATTGTTATTAATCCTGTATGGCACTTAATCCAAATAATAAATTTATAAATTTTTAAAACCATGGCAGGAATCGCAAATCAATTCGTAGGTTTACCGATTGAAGACTTAATTGTATCTCCAATAATTGGAATGGCAAAAGGACAAGCTAAGTTAAATGAAGTAACCTGGAATTACATCAACGAAGTTGCATTCGTTAAAAACAAAGACGGAGCAACAGAAGCTCGTTCATTAGATGTAGAAATGAACAGAGTAGCTACTGATGGTGATACTGGACAGCAAACTTTACAAAAAGTATATAGTAAAATACCTATGCTGCCTTTAGTACCACTACCTTCATTAGCAATAACCGGAGCTGATATTAACTTTACAATGGAAGTTAAATCATCCACAGAATCAAAATCATCAACAGATGCTTCAGTTGAAAGCACAGTTTCAGGAGGATATAAAGGATGGGGCTTCCATGCTAACTTCTCAGTAACTGGTAAAGTAGCAACTCATAAAGAGAATACTAGAAAAACTGATAATTCAGCTAAGTACGACGTATCTGTAAAAGCTACACAATTGCCAGCAACAGAAGGAATGTTAAAATTATCTGATTACTTACAAGAGATGATGGAACCTTCTTTAATTCCTTTATCTAAAAATACTAACTAAGATAGTAGGATATTAGAATAATTTTTCGTATATTGTATATACGGTAAAAAGTGTTATATGGCAAAATTAAATATTGAGGAACTAGTAAGCGGTCTTCTTGAGGCCGCTCTAGTAGCTCAAAACATAAGTGAGAGACAACATATTAATTCTCTTAGAAACTATTTTGACAATAAAGGTAATCCAAAAACAACTACTTTAAAAGTAGGAGAAAAAGACATAACAGTTCCTTTATATATTTTAGCAGACCATTCTTCTATAGGTCTTGATAAATTAGAAATAGACTTTGATGCTAGATTAGTATTCGGTGATGATGATACAGCAGTATCTAAATTAAAAAAATCATTATTAGGAGTTTTTAAGAAACCTGACTTTGAACATAATATAAAAGACATTCAAGTAGACTCAGGATTCTCACTTAATAGTGCTGGTACAGCAAAAATAAAGGTTACGTTTAAAGCAGACCAAAAACCAGAGATGGTTTCTAGATTAGTCGATTCATATATTGCTACTATGGACGATGAGACAGCTAAGTAGCTCCTCTATTTTATACTGTATTTTTTAACGTATCTTATTTAGATAGTATAAATGTATAAAAAAATATTTTAAACGCATAGAGACGGTTAAATTTTTATTTATAACTTTTTAATAAGGATACCGGGTTGAAAGCTATTTATATTAAATTAAAGCAATGAATATAAATTGTAATTGTAAATCATGTAACTGCGGCTCTTCATGTAGCTGCTCTTGCTGTGACTGCTAAAAAATAAGATATGCCTCCAAAGTTAAAACCAAGTACAAAAGAATACGAAAGAGACTCTAGAGGTAGAATGACGCAAAAGTGGAAATGGGTTCACTATACACCATCTAATACATCGACTAAAGAATTAAAAAAGATGTATGAGAGTCCAAGTTATAGTAGAAAAAAGAATTTGATAAAAAACGAACTAATAAAGCGCAATGAAATTATCTAATATAATACTTGAAAAAGAAGAAGATAAATTTGCTGGTCAAGACCCTAAAGCAGGCTCTACTATTAAAGGTACTGGTTTTATGGCACCCAGACAAAAACCTAAAAAAGAAAATAGATATAACGAAGGCGGATACGAAGAAGGTGATATAAAGCTTATGGGTGAT